TCTTTATACCAATAGTTGCCCAAATTTCTATAACTGTTTCTGCATTAAACCAGGCAACAACATCATCACTAACTGTGAAAGTATTGTCATCACCATACAAAGCAGCCTCGACATTCAACATGAATTGTTCATAGTTAGGGGGATAAAACTTGCGTGAATTAGATTCTTGTTTTTCGTATCGCAATCTAACCAATTCACACCACGCATAAGCCAATAATAAGAATAAAGCCAAAGTGTTATCCACGACGGTGTTAGGACACCCTGATGGATTACCAATATGCTTTCTAATAATTTCTCCTGTTTCCAAAACTATAACACTATCAACAACATCTTTATAAAACTCATCAATCCTCTGACGAGTTGCAAATTCTGTCTCCGTGTAACTTGGAAACATTCTTTTCCTAAAATCCCTAACAGCAAATAATAACTTTTTAAAAACTGATGCATCATAATCAGATTCATCCAACGCAAAGGCATGAGGGTGCTTATCTAATCTGCGATACAATCGGTCCCATTCGCCACAATACTTAGTGATCCCAACACAGGACCACGTATCATGAACCGCATTATAGAATTTCTCATTCATATCAAGAAATAAACGATTACCAACAACAGTCAATTCGATTGGACTGGCTGTAAAAGTTCGTATCTTATTCTCACGAAGTTTTTCTAAAGGACGCAGTTCATATTTTTGGGAACAAGTCCAGATAGGAACATATCGATCTTCCTTCAATAATTCAGACCAATATATATCAAATATTTTGGTGTAGTTTTCATTTTGAAGAAACACACTCTTTTTATTTGATTTTCCAGTTAAAACTAGGTTCCAAGGGAATCCGTTTGTAGTTTGCTTATCCATCTCAACCAGAACTTCATCAACAGGAAGCACTGTGGCATTACACATATACATCTTAAAATGTTTATGTAACCATTCAGCAGCTTCGGTGAAACTGTCTTCATTAACAGTTGGTTCTGGTCGATTATATTTGGATATTGACATGAAACTAGCATCAGTATTAGTTTTAGTCATACGATACTTATCAACATTAATAGAAATCTTGCGTTCTTCACAAAATTTAACAAACGAGTCGTTGATAAACTCTTTGTCATTATGTTTTACAAATCTTGTTGTTTTTCCGACGACATCAACATACAATATGCCATCTGAAAGAAAATACTTTTTGAACCATGGAGTTGGTTCATAAAGCCCACTTGCAACCTGATTTATCGTCTCGACCCCTAAAATCTCTTTATGTATATTAATCGTTCGAGACAAATCAAGTTGTGGGCCATCTAAAAAGATGTCGCACCCAACGCTGCTAAAGCTTTGCGTTGGATACGATCAGTCATGGGAGTAAAACGATTTACATTTCCATTGCTAGCGCGATGGAAACCCACAACTTTACCATTCTCATCCACTAATGGAGCACCACAAAAACCTGGCACCGAACTACAGGTATGATCACCTAATTCAACATTTTCTGTTGAATCTAGTTTAGTGATTTTACCCATTGTAATACTAGGTTGCCCTGATAGCATACTACGCTCATCTTTATAAGCGACTAATGCTACATCATTGTGTTGACCGCTTAATTTAGCGAATTTGTGTGGTAGGTTTTTAATTTGTTGGAATTCTTTTGGACATTTCATACATACTAGATCACATCCAACTTGTTTATAAGGAGGATTACGATCAAATGTATAAATTTTTTCTTTGTCACCAAATTTAACTTTTAGAGTCCCTTTAAAATGTACTTCAGCATTTTCATCATAACGATCACGATCACTGGTTGAAACTAAATGTTTCATAAACCAAATTTTACCATTTGTCATGGTACAATTCATATGATCTTCCTCATTATTTGAATTGATAAAAGTAACGAGACCCACTGATTTAGCGACATGGACGATATCAAACAGATTTCCATTACATAACCCTTCTTTCTTTTCAGATTGAACCGGTATTGCTGGCTTTACCACAGCTTGTTTTTGATCTTTTTTAATCCATTTCTGAGCAGGTTTTTTAACGCTTTTCTTCTTCTTTTTGCTATATTTAACGAATTTTTCTTTTTCCTCTTCATCTTGAGTTACAGAAAAGTCGTCCATATCAACCGTGAAATGACTCCTATCATCCCATATGGAAATTTCATCCATTCGATTTAATAAAGCAAAAACAAATCTTTTAAAGATAGAGAACCAAATGCTATATGATCGATCTACATCAAAATCTGGATCATTTTGTGGATTTGAAAAACCAGCAGTACAAGCGTTTCTCATCATTCTATTCCATCGAGCCAACAAGGTGTTTCCTTCCATAATGTCAGGATTTGCTTGCATAATCACATGAAATAAAGTTCGAGCTTGATCCTCTGGAATATCTCCACTTTCTTTGGTTTCATCTTTCATTTTTTCTTTTAGCGTAGATAAAAAGGAACCATAGCCCTGAACAAAATTGTTCAGAGCTTGTTCATCAACCCCAAGTTTTTTACACTCTTCGATGAATTTTAGTTTACTTTCTAATAAAGCAACATAAATTTTATTTTGATCACCGAAAGATAATTGGTAAAATTTTTTAGCAAATGGTTTAGAACTTTCTTTTAATTCCTCAAAATCTTTTTGAAAATTTCTTTTTGTTTTCTTTTTTGATTCATAATAATCACGATCATCCCAATCACCTTGATCAAAAAAGTAATCAGGTTTGCGGTATCTCTTCCAGACACCATCTTGTTCGTAA